CCAGCCGTAGACGCCGGGCTCCCAGACATTGCCGTCCAGATCGGAGGTCCAATGCTTGCCGTTGTGGCTCACCTTGGCCCCGGCGGCATAGGCGTCATGGGCTCCCAAAGGCTGGGACCATTCCGGCCATTCCTCTGCCGGGTCGCTGGTGATGGACCAGAGGGAGGCGGCGTTGGGCGGCTCCCAGCCGGTCTGGGAGGTGTGGGCCTGCACACAGCGGTAGAGCTTGCCGCCGTACTGCCGGAGCTGGCCCACCGTGTAGTTGACATTGGCCGCCCATTCCGCAAAGAGCAGGGATTGCTCAGAGGCGGTCACGGCGTCAATGGTCCCGGCCTCCGCCAGCACCACAAAGGCGATGGCGGCGGCGTCCCGCTGCTGCTGTGCGTAGAGCTGGGCCTCATGCAGCGCTTTGAGGCTGGTGGTCTTTTTCTTAACTGCCATTACTGAAAAGCACCTCCAATGCTGGTGATGTAGCCGCCGGTGTTGCTGGTCCCCCGGCCCACATTGACCTTGAAGTTAAAGGCAAAGCCGTTGGCGGCGGTCTGGTTGGTGAAAACATGGTTGTTGCCGTTCTTCACATCCTGGGTGGCGTCCTCCCAGACGGGCTCCGTGTCGTTGGCGTTGTTGGTCACCAGGACCTCCAGGTCAGCATCCGCCGGGATGGAGCCCAGCACATTGAGCACCATGACCGTGATGGCGTCATCGGCGTCCATGGGCTCCGCCAGGGTGATGGAGGCCTCATAGACGGCCTTGGTAAAGGTCACGGTGTAGGGGGCGCTGTCCGCCTTGGTGTCATTGGCCACCACCTTGATGGTGTGGGCCCCGTTGAGGACTTTCTGCCAGTTGGCGGCGGTGACACACTGGACCGTGTTGCTCTGCCCCAGGGTGGCGGTGTAGGTCCGCTTGAGCACATTGTCCAGGTACTCTTTCACCGTCACGGTGTCGCTGTCAGCGTCCGTCACCGTGTAGGTCAGGTCAAAGCCGTCCTCCTTGGTCCCCAGATCGGTGCCGGAGGTCGTGGAGCTGGTGATGACCGGGATGGCGTTGTTGTCCACCGTCCGGGTTTCGCTGGTCACATAGGTGCTGGTGGCGTTGTAGCTGTCATAGGAGCGCACACGGTAGGCCACGGTGTTCCACCCGGCGGTGATGGTGTCGGTGTAGGCCAGGGCGGAGCCCTTATAGATTTGGGTCCAGGAGCCGCCGTCCACCTGCCGCTCCAGCTCATAGCCGCTGAGGTTGCCGTCACTGTCAGAGGCCGCCGTCCAGGAAATGGCCAGAGTGCTGCCGCCTCTCACAATGGCGGGGACAGTCAGGCCGCCGGGGGCGCTGGGGGCCCGGTTGTTGGTCACGGTCACCGTGTTGCTGGTTTTCCAGCCGCTCTCAAGTCCGGCGCTGTCATAGGCCTTGACCCGATAGGTCACGCTTGCGGTGCCAAAGGCCACGGTGTTGCTGGTGCTGGTAGCGCTGCCCTGATAAATCTGGGACCAGGAGGAGCCGCCATTGGTGGAGCGCTCGACAATATAGCCCTCAAGGTTGCCCTCAGCGTCCGTGGAGGCCGCCCAGCTCACCGTGATGGAGGAGCCGCCGTTGATGCTGCTGGGGACAGAAATGCTGGCGGGCGTAGAGGGGGCGGTGTTCTGAAACACTGTGCCGTCATCGCTCACATAGAGGTTGGAGGGGAGAGTGAAAGCGGGGCGGGACCCGAGGGTGTCGGTGCAGTAGTAGTTGCCGACATCGCCATTGGTGCCCAGGAAGATGGCGTAGCTGGTGCTGTTCGTGCCCGGGGAGCGGGTCCACTGGACCACGGTGGAGCCATTCAGCTTGGCAATCTGATAATTGGTTGCATTGGGCAGCGTTGTGCCCTCCTTGTTAAACCAGCTTTCGCTCTTGCCCAGCTCATAGGCGGACAGCAGGAACACCGCCCGGTCCAGGGTGCCCATTGTGGTGTTACCATTGCCGGGAGTGTAACGGATTTTTGTGGAGCCAATCAGCGCCCGGATGTCAGCGTCCAGCATGTTTTTGTAGGTGCTATTGAGCCAGCTGTCAATAGCACTGGATGCGTAGGCGTTCACATTGGAAGTGTGCCATTGCCGCTGGTCATAGCAGTCCTTGCGGAAAACCAGGGTCCTCCCGGTTCCGTTGAGGCTGCTTTCGTAGTTATGCACGCCAACATAAAACTCCACCAGCTTGCCGTTTTCTTTGAGCTTGATGATGGAGCCTGTGGCCTTACTGCCAAGGGTGGTTGTGGCCATTAGATTTCCTCCTTTAGAATGTTTTGAACACGGTCCCGCACCTGTTGGCGCAAGGACCAGGTGTTGCCGTGAGCAGCGTGGGCGTCCCAGGCCTGCCAGCTTTGCAGGATGACCTCCCGGCTCACAAGGCCCGCCGGGTAGTCTTTTTCCCACCGGCGGAGCTTAGAGCGCATACGCTTGATGCTGCTGTGCCGTAACTTGCGGATGACCTTGCCCTGCTCCGTCAAGTAGGTATGAAAGCCCAGAAAGTCAATCCCGTTTCTCAGCGGGAAAATCTGGGTTTTCTCATTGAGCTCCAGCCCCAAACTGGCCATGAAAGCCCGGATTTCTTTGAGGCAAAATTGCAGGTATTCTTTGTCAGGGTGGATGAGGAAAAAGTCATCCATATAACGGCCATACCAGCGGATGCGGAGCCGCTCTTTGACAAAGTGGTCAAATTCATCCAGAAACAGCAGGGCAAAAAGCTGGCTGGTTTGATAGCCCAGCGGCAGCCCGTCCGTGCTGTCTATGTAGGTACACAGCAGATCATAGACAACGGGCTCAAGGTCCAGCTTTTTGAGCTTTTCCTTGAGCCTGTCATGGTCGATGGACGCAAAGAAATGCCGCACATCTGCCTTGAGGACCCAGCCCTCCGCTGTGCGGTATTTGTTCCAGTATTCTGTGAAAAAGCCCTTGAGCCTGTCCAGCCCAAAGTGCAGGCCTTTTCCTCTCTGGGATGCGTAGTTGTCAAGAATGAAACTTCTTGTGATGCGTTCATATATGAGGTTATCCACCAAAGCGTGCTGGACCACTTTGTCAACGAAAGCCGGAGCCTGCACAAGCCTCTTTTTGGGCTCATAGACATAAAACACCCGGAACAGCCCCGGGCGGTAAATCTTGGTTTGCAGGATATAGACAAGGTTGACGATATTGGCCAGCAGGTGGACCTCATAATGTGCGGTAGCGGCTCTGGAGCGTTTGCCCCGTCTGGCCGCAAGGTAGGCTTTGTAAAGCACCGCAAAGGTGCAAATCTCGGAAAATTTAAGCACGGGTTTCATACCCCTAACATACAGGCGGCCCCCTGTTCATCCCGGCGGGCCTCCCTGTCCTTGTGCGCCGTGTAGGTGCCGCAGGGAACAGGACCAGCAGCTCCCAGCCTCCTCTTGTGCGGCTGGGGGCATCAGCGCAATGTATTTGCCTTGGTGTCAAGGCTGGATGTGACCTCCTTTGATGTGATGGATGGCGCTGCTTTTGGCTTTGGGCCTACTCGGTCGGGCCTTACCATCAGAGCGGGGCGGGACCCGTTGGTGTTGGTGCAGTTGTTGTTGTTGACATTGCCATTGGTGTTCAGGTAGATGGCGTTGTTGGTGTTGTTCGTGTTCGGGGAGGTAGCATAAAATAAACAGGTCACACCCAAATACACGGCCTTTAGGACCGGTACATCCGTTATTGAGGCCGCAGAGCCTCTGCCATTTGCAGAGCCATTTGCCCCATCTTGGCAAGCTCCTGGGCCGTTTTGGCCTCCCGGAGAGTGGCGGCACGGTTGCCGTCTGATTTTCTCCAGTTGAAAGCCTTTTGACGGACTGGGCGCACAAGTTCCGCCCAGTAATGGCATTGATCGCCGGTGATATACTTGCGCTTGAAACTGAGATTGATGAGCTGGCCCATGGTTTCACACTCAATGAGCACGCTGTCAAGGTCTTTCAACCGCTCCTCATACTCAGTTTCAAAATACCGCCCATTGGCGGCCACGCAGCCCCTCAGAATACGGAGGGCGCAGGACTGGAGCTCTGCACAGAGGTGGAAAGCCTGGCTCTTTGGAAAATGAGGCTTTCCGTTGTCTTTCAGCCTCTCATAGAGGGTCTTTTCTACCATCTGGCCATTTTCCATTACATACGCTTTGACCTGCCTGTATTCCGGGTCTTTCTGCTTGACCCGCTGGATGGTGTAATCCAGCAGATCAGAGGCAAGTGGGATGATGTCATAACTTGGCATTAAAACTCAATCCTCGCATAAGTTTCATTCCAGACGCCGGTAACCACCACACCCGTGAGTGTTCCAAAGGTGACCTCAAAGCTGTTGCCGGTGACATCGGTGCCGTATTTCAGCTCCAGCACGGAGAGGCGGCTGTCCAGTCCAGACAGGGCCACCCGGATGTCCGGGTGGGAGGTTTCGTCAGAATTGTGGGTGTTCACGGTGTCCTTTACGGCCTGCCGGATGTCGGCGTGGCTCTCGGGGTCCTTGTTGTGGTCGTCAATGGCCCTCTCAAGGTCCTCCGGTGTAACGGTGTCAAGGGACGGGGAGATGGTAAACTCCAGCACAGAGCTGTCCACCACAACAATGTGCATGAGCATGGTGAGCCGCCCGTCCACGCCCGTGGAGATGGCCACCTTTTCCGTGTCCGGGGTGTTGCAGATGGCAATGAGGGTGCCGCTTTCATCAAAAAGGCCCATTTCACGGCAGATGAAGTTGCCAACACTGTCATCAATGATGATTTTCACATCCATCATGTTGGGCACAGTGGGGTTTTGTTCGGCGGACACGATAGGGCCCCGCCACAATTCCCGCACAAGTGCCGTTTGCTCCGTACTGGGCACATAGTAGCTGCCGCCGCCGTCACCGGCAGCGGCCTGGGTGATTTTCAGCTTTGTCCCAGCCAAAATGCAGTCAGTGATGAGAGCAGCTCCAGCCGTGGTTATTCTGGTGCCATACTTTTTTTCCTGGTCAGGCATTTCCGCTTTCCTCCTGTTCGTATGGATAAATTTCAATGGTCGTGCGATATTCCAGAGGCCCGGCTCCAATGACGCCGCCGGAGCTCTCCAGCTCATTGGTGAGCATGGGCCAAAGGTCCATGTGCAAAGAGCGCTCAGTGTGAGCTCCCAGCCGGACACCGCCCGTGGACTGCACCAATGAGGTCATCAAGATCACAAGGTTTTCCGGGCGGATGGTCAGCAGCATCTCCAAAATTTCCGCAGCCAATCTGCCAGGCTCAGGCAGGATGGTGTAGTCAAGCTGGATGTCCAGGGTGTAGTCCTTGAGAGAAACAGCATGACCATCCGGGCCACATAGCCCCGCCAGCCAATTCCGCAGCCAGGGCAGGGTGTAGGGCAATTCCAAATTCCACTTGGCCTTGATGCGGGCCTTGCGGGCCTCCAGGGTGTCCGTATCTTTTGGATAGAGCCTCAGCTCTTTCTCCCAGATGGCCACGCCGTCCTCATCAGCGTCCTCAAGGAATTGGTTGGCCAACACCCGTGTCAGAGCGTCCCAGGCAAGGGAGATTTCCGGCTCATTGGCCCTGTTGATAGTCTGAAACTCAAGCACCTCCCGGAGCACCGGGGGCAGGTAGTTCAAAAGGCGTCTATCCATCTGTGACCTCCCCTCTGGAGGGGATACTATCCGGGCCCAGGGCCAGGTTGCTCTCCTGCCCATTGATTTTTGTGCCGCCAATATCGGTTATCATGCTGGAGCACTCCGCCAGGATGCGGCTTTCAATCTGAGAAATACGGACGGTCAAAAAATCAGAGCTGGCCCAGTCTTGGGACAGCTCCACAAAATAGGCGTCAATGACAGCCTCCACATAGCTCTTGACGGCCTCCCAGCTCCAATCAGAGGCATAGGTGAGGTGGAGCTCAATGTCCACCTTTTCAGCCGTCACACCGGTTACATGCACCACATGACCGATGGGAGCCAGGCCCAGGCCCTCCCCGGCGTTCTGCTCTGGGTCAATGGCCGTCTGGATTTCCTCCAGCAGCGTGGGCGTGGGGGCCTTGTAATCAGAGGCCATGATAACCAGCTTGACTGTGCCACCCACCGTGAGCTTTTTCTCTTTGGCCGCCGTATAGACCGCCGTGAGCCATGCGGCCACAGGGCCGCTCAGTGTGGAGATGATGCTGGAGTACCAGCTTTTCACCTCCTCCCCGGGGATGAGGCTGGCTGGGGAAATGTCCCCGTTCCATACGGGGTGTATTTTAAGGTCACCCACGCCGGGCATGGCCAGCACTTTCTCCCGGTAGTCGGCCTGGTTTCCACCAAAGGCCTGGGACTGGAAACTGTCCAGCACTCTTTGGCGGAAAGCCTCCGTTTCCTCCTCATCATCGCCGGGGATGAGCAGCTCCACCAGTTCTGCTCTGGTGAGGCCCTGCACATACTCCACCGGGATGAGGGTGCCGCCATAGCCGTTGGCCACGGCCCCCAGGGTTTCACAGGTTACCTGGTGGCTGAGCCCGGTTTCCGTGTCATCCTCCGTGTCCATGCGGGCCGTCACAACAAAGTTGAGGTCCTCACAGGAAAAACGGGTGCCCACAGGGACCTCAATGTTAAACTCCGCACGATAGACGGCAGCGCTTGCCGGGTAGGGGTCCATGTTTCGGTCATGGGCCCGCTTGATGAGATACTCTCTGGGCGCTGTGAGGATGTAGGTGGCCTGGAGTACAAAGTCCGCCGCAATGTAGAGCTGGGCCAGCTCTGCCATGGACGGGGCCACGCCATTCATCACCATGGAGCCCTCCCGCTTATCCACCGGAGAGGTCACCCTGGAAAGAGCGCTGCTGAGCAGCGCCTCATAGGTCCTGCTTTCAAACATTCAGATGTCAACCTCCTTTTGGGCGCTTACATCGCCGTAAATTGTGTGGACGGTAAACCGGGCCAGGACCCAATTTCTGCCCGTTTCAAAGGTCCAGCCGTCCAGGGAGGTGATGCGGTCATCCTGGAGGAGCGCCTCCGTGATGCGCCGCTTTATCTCGCTCATGGCATAATCCTTGGGCTTGCCTATCAGATCGGACAGCTCAGAGCCATAATTGCGGGAGTAAATGGGGAAAGCATATCTCTCCACATTCAGAATGAGGTAAACAGCCTGGAGGACGGCATCCCGCTCATCCGTCATGCCCCTCACCTGGTTGCGGTCAATGTCCAGCTTGTGGGTGTAGCTGGGCTGGGTTTCCACCGCAAAGGTGATGAGGTCCAGGTCATCTCCCGTGGTCGGTAGTGTGGCCATTAGCTCCTCGCCTCCCATCGTCCCAGGACTATGTACTGCTGCCCGCCGTCACACCGGAGGAGGATGACCTTTTCCCCCATCTGGAGGGCGTTGTGGACTTTCCACTTTTTCCGGCCCTGGTAGCGGTGCTTGTGGGACGCAAAAGCAGCGTCCCCAGCTCCGCCGCTGATTTCCTCCGTTTCGTGAAACTCCGGCATGGTGGTCATCTCCACGGTGTAGTCCCTCACGGCGTCCGTGAGGATGAGCTGGGCCTCAGACAAGATTTTCTTTTGGTCAACGGTGATTTCAAGCGGGGAGGTGGATGTCACATAGCCATAGCCCCCACTCATGGGAGCGCCAGCCTGGACGGCCTCCACAGCGGCCTGCTTGACCAGCTTGACCAGTTGGTTGATGTCAAGTGACAAATGTACCACCTCGCATGTTTAGGTCCATCAAGTGCTGCTCATTGTTGAAAGTGTGCTTTGCCTGCTCCACCATGAGATAGCTGGAAACATTGATGTCACCCAGACCCAGCATGACCACCAGCAGGGTCCCGGCCCGGACCCGGATGTCCCCCAGCACATCCCGCAGCTTGAGCGTGCGGGTTTTGGTGTTGTAGAGGTCCAGGAGGGCGTCCGCCATGGCCTTGGCGTTTTCGGTGCTGTCCAGCTTCTCATAGTATTGCAGGACGCCCCATTGGTTGATGTTGGAGCTGTCCTGTGCAACAAAGATTTCCCGCTTTCCGGTTTCTTTGTTCTCATAGGAGAGCTTGATTTTGTCATAGGTCTGGGAGGCAATGGAGCTTTTATAGTCAAAGTCCCCAGCCGTGTCCTCATCTATGAGCACCCCCAGTTTCATGCTGCCAATGTTTTTGAGGGTCAGCTTGCCCACATCGTCATATAGCACATACATCTGGGAGGTGGCTTTGAGGGTTTCATCCAATGCGGTCTGGATGATGTCAAAGAGGGTCTGGTTGTCCTCCACCCGGCTCCCTATGGTGTAGCCGGTGTCCTCAAGGTCACCAACATTGAGCTGGAAGTCCTCCGCAATCATGCGTATCACATCGGCAGCGGTTTTGTTGGTGTAGACATAGGTGTCCTTGTTCTTGAGGTAGTAGAGCTGGTCATACACAGTGATCTGGATGACATCATCCGTGCTGCCTTTTCGGGATTTCTCAAAGACAAAGCCATAAAAGACGGGGGTGCCGTCCACGGAAAAACGGCACGGGTCCCCCTCCTGGAAACTCAGGCCGGGGGTTTTGACCACCTCCGCCGTGAGCTTTCCGGGCTGTCCCTGGCGCTCCCACTCAATGCTCACATTTTCCACCACGGGCGGCAGCATGATGGTCCCCTGGTGTTGTATCAGCAGCTCATAGGTCATGGGAGGGTGAGCACCTGCCCAGGATAGATGAGATTGGGATTGCTGATTTTATCCGTGTTTGCGTTGTAGATTTTGGTGTAGTCGGCACCGTTGCCGTAATACTTGGCGGCAATGGCCCACAGGCAATCCCCGGCCTTTACCGTGTAGGTTTTGGCCGTGGGTGCCGTGCTTGCCTCCCGCTCTTTCTGTACCGTCACGGTGGGCGTGGTGCTCTCAGCCTTGGGCTCCTCCACGGTCACTGTTTTTGTGCCGTAGTCCCGCCATTGCTTGAGGTTGACATCAACGGCCACATCCAGGCCCTTTTTGCCATCCTCTGTGATGTTGTAGTCCTCCACGCTCACCTTGATATTGGTGTCAAAGAGCATCCCCCCGGAGGGGGATACCCGCACCAGCATGAATTGGGTGGTTTCTTTGTTGGTTTTCAAGCTCTCCAGCAATCCCAGGAAATAGTCCGGGGATTGGCTGCCCGTGAGCATGGGCAGGTCAAAGGGGACCGTGATTTCCGTGAGGCCAGGGGCCCGCAGGAAATTGACCTCCCCCTCATTCAAGAGGACCAGGGTTTTGTTTTTGCCCTTGATTTTGACCTGGAGCTTTTCCGGGGTAGGCCAAAGGGCCCCGCCCAGATAGCATGTATAGCTCATGTGGATGCCCTCCTTTTTTCCATTGGAAAAAACTCTGCTTTTCTGGGAGTGGGCAAGGGTCACGCATGGACGCCCTCCGCCGCAGTCAGCAGGGCCTCTGTAAAGCCGTCAGTCAACACGGAAATAACGCCGTCAAGATCGGCTCCGCCCTCAATGCGGTTGGTCATGCCGGTCATGTCAATCTTGACCTCAGCCGTGGTAAATCGGTTGATGGCGTCCCGCTCAGCGATGTCCCGTAAATACTCCAGCTCCTCCGTGGTAGCCGTCAGGGCATCGGCGGCGGCCCCGGTGTTGGCAGCGGTTTCTCCGGTGTTCCCGGCAATATCGTCCAGGGCAAAGCCGCCCAGGTCGCCCATGCCGGTCCCGTAGTCCGTAGCGGCTCCCAGGTCCATGTCAAACAGGCCGCCGATGGCATCGGACACACCAGCGGCTACACCATCGCCCCAGTTGGCTCCGGCGTCAAAAGCATCCCCGGCCCAGCCGTCCTGCCAGGTTTCAAAGGTGCTCATGCCCTCATTGAAAGCATCACCCACACTGACAAAATCCTGTATGTTACCGGAGGCCTCCGCCGCTTTGGCGGCGTAGTCACTGGCCGCATTGGTGATGCCGGAGTAATCAAACTCCACAAAGGGCAGCTTGTTCAAGGCCTCGCAGATACCAGCCACCACGGTGAGGACCGTGGAGAGCAGGTTGTAAAACCAGGATTGCACCCCGGCAATGACATTGCCAAAGGCGATGCCGATATTTTGAGCACAGGCCCCCAGGGCGTTCCAGATGCCCAGGGCAATGTTGGCGATGGTCAAGCCCAGGTTGACAAAGAATTGCACCACCACATTGATGCCGCCGCAGATGACGCCAAAGCCGCTGTTAGCTATGCCGGTAAACTTGGCGATGGCGGAACAGGCGGCATAGATCGCCGCCACAAGAGCGATGACCAGCACCACAATCCAGGTGATAGGACACGCCAGCAGGGCTGCATTGAGGCCATACTGTGCCGCAGTAGCAGCAAAGGTGGCTCCGGTGCTCATCATCAAAGCAGCGGCTTTCACGCCCTCAGCCAGAGCCATAATACCGTTGATGCCGTTGGTAATGAGTGCCACGGCATTATAGGCGATAAAGGCCGCCACAAGGCCGTACACAATGGGACTTATCCAGGACCAGTTTTCAACCACAAAAGATGCCCCGTTGATGAGGAGGTCCAACACGCCGGTGGCCACCGTGGCCAGCATGGCCAGCCCGTTGATTGCTCCATTGATGACCGTGTTAAACTGGGCGCTATTGGCCACCTGGTTGAGCCTGGTGAGCACCGGGTCAAAGGCGGCCAGGGCCGTGTTTTGCATCTTGGTTGCAATCTGGCCCCAGGTCATGGGCATACTCTCAAACTTGGCGTTGATGTCATCAGCGGAGGCAAACATGGCGTTTTTGACCACCTCAGCGGTGATGAGGCCTTGCTCCGCATATTGCTTGATGGAGCCCTCTGCAATGCCCATGTAGCTCTCAATGGCCCGGGCAATGCTGGGGGCGTTCTCCAGGATGGAGTTGAGCTCCTCACCACGGAGAGCTCCGGCGGCCATGGCCTGGGTCAGCTGGAGCATGGCGGCGGCTTGG